GACGAAGACGGAACCGAACCCCCCGACACTGGCGACATCTCTGGGTCCTAACCCTACTGTTGAAAAAAACATTCCTGAAGATGTTGTCTGGATTGACGATGCTTTTTACATTAAAAAGACTCGGTTTGGTTTGTATACTAGTATTCTAAAAGATCCTCTTGGTTCTCATTTTCTTACTGGTGCAACTGAAGATGGGGTGATTGAAATGTCCAGATGGCATCTTAAGTGTATTCAAGATGGTACACTCAATCAATATACTCGCGTTGTGAACAGTGGAGTAGTTGGCGGGAAACTCTGAATAAATACCCCTGATAGGGGTATTTTTTTTAGCTATGGAATTATCCGAGGCTTTTTATTCTGGTTTATCGTTAGTTGATACTGGGACACTACAACAAGCTTCTAGTGATGATGAAGCTTTTAGAGAACTGTATGCCACAGTAGTTGCAAACTTCAAGAGTGGATCAGTACAGGGCAATAAAACTGCTATGTACAATGCAATCAATAAAAATAATCCAACATCAACTTTGTACAATGATATGGCCGCGGCCATGTCTGCTGTTCTAGGGACTAGATCGAAATTAGGACTCGGTGTTCCAGAAGCAGTGTTTTTAACAGGATCTACTTGGCCTGAGGAAGTTAGGAAATTTCAAATCGATGGATTTGGAATGAAAGATTATAACTCTTCTGATGTAATCCTTAGATATGGAAGAACTTATGTTGGTATATCTTTGAAGAAGAAACCAACAACAGCCTCTCAGTCCCCAACTTTACTTAATAATTCTCTAGCAACTTTCCTTTCAGGACCTGAACTTAGAACATTGAAAAATAGGATTGATGATATCCGTGTAGAATTTTTTGCTAACATTGTTAAAGAAGCATGTATGAGTGGACCTCTCCGAGGTATAGCTGAGTGTGATAATATCCAGAGTTTGGATCCTTCCAAGAAAACAGACGCAGAAAAAATTTGGAAGACTAAGGTATTGCGAAGAAAGTCTGATGGCACCACACAGAAAGTTCCTCTATTCAATGTCAAAAGTGTTGATGAATTGGTGAATGGTGGAAATGGTCAGACTGGTGTAAAGGATGCCATGAGGAAATTTGTAAACTCTAAACTCTATAGTGCCCAAGGTGGTTCATTGAATCCATTGTTCCAAGCTTTCTTGGATGTAATGAGTGATCCTAGAGTTGCAGATACGTTGGCCGATTCGATCTTGCATAAGTCTCTCAAACTTAAGTTGATGGATAGTTTGGATACATGGCAGTCATATGAATATAAGTTCTATTTGGTTGAGGGAGTTGGTAGGTATACCAGAAGAGGACCAGATGTTAGTAATGCCAACATAACTAACATACACAGTGCTATGATTGGATTGATTATGTTGTCCAAGTTGCCTACAAGAATGGTTGTTAATAGAGCTAAAACCATGACAGGCAGTAGGGCTTCGGTTACATTCGATCTGTATAAAGGTGACTATCCTATTCTCGAAGTTATTCTTAGATACAAGGGTAATTTTTCTTCTCTTCCTATGTTCTTGGCTACCACAACCCCCAAGTTTAAAGAGATTGTCAGGATGGGTGAAGTTGCACTGCGATAAATAATATTGATGAGGTCATATAATCTGTGAAAAGTTTTGTTCAGTTTTTAGACGAGGCTGTTACTACAACCGCTTCCACTCAGGCCAAGCAGCGCGGTTTGGTCGGGGATGGTCATGGCGGATGGTATGACAAGAAAGGGAAGTTTGTAGCCAAAACTGTCAGTGGTAAACTAAAGTTCGTTGGATCTGGAGGTTCCGCCGATGAGGATAAAGCTGGTCAAGGTAAACCATCCAAACCAGATACATCGACTGCTACTAAGAAGTCTGCTCCTGAACCGACTAAGAAAGTTAAATCAAAAGCTGCACAACCAGAGGTACAAGATACATCTGACAAGGCTCCTGAACCAGGGGATGCGGAACAACAGACCGCAGAAAAAATGGGACAACCGCTCTCGGATGGAGTAGTTGTTACATTCGGAAGGTTTAATCCTCCTACTACTGGTCATGAGAAACTATTGAAATCTGCTGGTCAACAAGCAAAGAGACAAGGATTTGATCTAAGAATTTATCCAAGTCGTAGTCAGGACTCCAAGAAGAATCCTCTAGAACCATCGACTAAGATTGAATATATGAAAAAAATGTTCCCTGATTTTGAGGAGGACATTAGAGATGATGCTAACGCTAAGACTATCTTTGACGTATTGAAGGCGTGTTATAACTTAGGATATAAAGCAGTAACAATAGTTGTGGGTCAAGACAGACTTGCTGAGTTCCAAGGACTTGCTCAAAAATATAACGGAGATCTCTATGAATTTGAGGAGATTGTAGTTGTATCTGCTGGAGCAAGAGACGCAGATTCTGAAGGACTTGAGGGAATGTCAGCCTCTAAGATGAGGAAGGCTGCGGGAGAGGGAGACTTTAAAGCCTTCGCTAAAGGTATTCCTAACATTGGAAATGTAGAGAAGAAGAGTCTATTCAATATCCTTAGAAAATCTATGGGTGTGAGTGGAGAGGTTAAAGAAGTATGGACCATTGCTCCTAAGTTGGATCCATTTGGGTTGAGAGTTGCATATCTAAACGAAGAAATTTACAAGATTGGATCCCTGGTTGAAAATCTAAACACAGGAGTATCGGGAAGAATTACTAGACGTGGAACAAACTATGTTATTGTCCAGACTAGTGAAGGTAATATGTACAAGTCTTGGTTGGGTGACTTGGTTGAAGCCTATGACGTTGGTACTGATGAG